CACGCGCTGGAACGTCGGGGGCGTAACTGACACGCTCATTCCGATTACTTCTACGCTCACAAGGTACTCAGCGTCTGCAACGGCTCCGGTTGGATCGTCAACCTCATTCCCCGCTGTATTAATTGGATTAGTTAATGGCTCCGCGATAGACATAACGCTGCGGGTCGGGATGCCCCAGTTTGAACTGGATTCCGTAGCGTTTATAGAGCCAACCGCGCCGATCCCGACCTTCGGCTCAATTGCTAGCGCACAAGACTTCGCGAGCGCTGTAGGTAAAGTTGTTGTTCAGGGTTCATTATCTGTTGCAGAAACAGGAAATGACGCCTTTGCTGCTTCAGGAAAAGTAATTTTTACAGGGGCTTTAGCAGCCTCTGAAACTGGTAGTGATGCCTTTGCTGCTTCAGGAAAAGTAATTTTTACAGGGGCTTTAGCAGCCTCTGAAACTGGCGCAGACACGTTTAGTGCTAGCGGTATTGTACAGCAAGGGGATTTAGTATTAGGAACTTTTGCAGCTTCAGAAACTGGAGATGATTCTTTTGCTTCTACTGGAGCTATCCTTGTAAAAGGAACAGCTCTTTTAGAAGAAGTTGATACAGACAGTTTTAGTGGCTTAGGTACTATTTTAGTTGAAGGAGCTATGGCAGCTATTGAGGCTGTCCAAGACTCTTTCATTTCATCTGGTAAAATCTTAGTCCAAGGCTCCTTAGCCGTTTCTGAGCAGCCAGATGTATTTGGTACGTTCTTTGTAGACTATGTTAATGATGGGTATGCAGAAGCTGGCTATGTTATTCAGCCACAGGGAGTTTCAGGTACTGTATTCCAGAATGTAACAGTATTCGTTTCTGGAGTATCTATAACGGCTTTCTTAGGGTCTGTTACTGTCAATACCACAGAGTTTGACTTTGAGGCAGTAAAAGACCTATATGAGATAAATAGAACAGTATTTGTAGAGAAATCTACCAATTCTTATGACAGAAGAATCAGTGTGGAAGCGCAAATAAGAACTATTTATATTAACAATAAACCCGAAGAATCTGATAGGAAAACTATTATAGAAACACAGCCTAGACAAGTCTATACTGATCGTGCTATAACTAGTCAAGATAGAACAGTAAATATAGGAATTTAATATGTCATATCGCTGGCCCAATAAAGACAAAGATGAGCAGCTTGACTACAGCGTGGATTGGTCACGTTGGTTAAGCACGGGCGTAACTATCTCTGCTGTTTCTTGGTTTGTAGATAACTCTTCTTCTGTCAAGACAGCCTTTACTAATGGTAGTGTTGTCAATGGTCTTCAGAACGTATCGTCAACATTTACAAACACTGTAGCCACTATCAATTTAGCTTTAGGCACTAACAATTTAGAATACAAAATTTACTGCCAAATCACAGACAGCAGCGGGTCTATTGCTGAACGTGTAATCAAGCTTCGGATTAAGGAGCAATAATGGCTTATAATTTTTTAGAACTCACTAATGCTGTTCTTCGCTCTCTTAATGAAGTAGAGCTTACCAGTGCTAACTTCCTTACTGCCAAAGGTTTTTATGCTCATGCAAAGGATGCTGTTAATAACTCTTTAAGAGATATTAATCAAGCTGGTCAGCATTGGCCTTTCAATCATGTTGAGCAAGAAGAAACACTAACTGCTGGTGAGAATCGTTATAGCTTTCCCTCTGACGCAGCTAAGATTGATTTTGATACTTTTAGAATTAAAGAAAGCAGCACATTAAATAACAACACAGTGCGGCTGTCTGTCATCACTTATGATGACTATCTTAAAAACTTTGTAGATCAAGAATACACTTCAGATACTTCTGTTAGAAATGTCCCTGAGATGGTGTGTCGCGCTCCTAGTGATGAATTCGTTTTAATCCCTTCTCCTAAAGAAGCTTATTCTCTTGTCTATGAATACTACAGGATTCCTGTAGATTTAATCAATACAACGGATGTTCCGTTTGTTCCTGAAAGATTTAAGCACGTTATTTTAGACGGAGCTAAATATCATGCTTATATGTTCCGTAGCAATGAACAGGCAGCTTCTATTGCTAAAGGAAAGTTTGATGAAGGACTAAAACGCATGAGGTCTATTCTTATTAATCAATATGAATATATGACTTCAACTTATCGTCCTCAGTCTTTATTTACTATTGCTGGTCCGAGGCTTGGCTAAATGGATAAGTGGCAAACATATCCTATTGAATTTAAGGGCGGGTTAATTAGTAACCTAAGCCCTTTGCAGCAGGGTATTCAAGCACCCGGCAGTGCGCGTATTTTGCGTAACTATGAGCCTTCTGTTGAGGGTGGCTATGGTCGTATTTTAGGCTATACAAAATATGACAACGCTCTGGTGCCTTATTATGGTGCTGCTGTTGTACAGGGAAGTGGACAAACAGGAACAACATTAATTGTCGCTAACGTCACTACATCGCCTTCTGCTGGTAGCACAGTAACTATTGGAGCTAACACTTATACCATTGCTAGTGCTGGTGTAGTTTATGATGAAATAACACTATCTGCTACATTAACTTTAACTAGCTCCTTACTCTCTAGTCCAGCAGATGGAGCCGCTGTAGTATTCTCTAATACATCAGCACTTATTACTGGTGTAGCCGCGTGGGACAACACTGTTATTGCTACTAGGGGTGGAGATGTCTACAAAAGCATCGGCTCTGGTTACACTAGAATTAACACACCTTCTTATGGAACTGTGCTTGTTAATGGCGGTTCTCAAACAGGAACTAGTTTAGTTGTGGATGGATTGACAGGTACTCCCCAGATTGGAGATACCTTTACAGTTTCTGGTATTGAAAAAACATACACAGTTACTGCTATTCCCACAGTATCTTCTGGTGGAGCCACTCTTACTATTTCTCCTTCTTTAGCTAGTAGCCCAGCAGATAATGCTGCTTTGACATTTAAAACATCTCTTTTTAGTGCTGGTACTAAAACAAAGTTTTCCAAATATAGAATTGGAAACGTAGAAAAAATTGTTGGTGTTAATGGTGTAGCTATTCCCTTTATTTACAACGGCACTACTTTTTCTAGATTAAACGGAGTACCTGACATTGTTGGGGCACAGCATGTTGCTTGGTTTAAGAATAGCTTGTTCTTCGCTAAAGGCGATGCTTTAGTTTTTACTTCGCCTTTTACAGACAATGATTTCAACGTAGCCAATGGAAGTGGTGTAATTAATGTTGGCGGTGAAATTAAAGGGATTATTGTTTTTAGAGAGCAGTTAATTATTTTCTGTGAGCAGAAAATTAAAAAACTTGTTGGAACATCTATTGCAGATTATTCTTTACAGCCTATTACAGAAAATTTAGGTTGTGTGGATGGAGATACCATCCGAGAAATCAGCAGTGATGTTATGTTCTTAGCTGCGGATGGTTTGCGCTTATTATCTGCCACAGACAGAATTGGTGACTTTAGTTTAGCTGCTGTATCTAAACCAATCCAAAAAGAACTTACTGACCTTATTGCTAATGTATCTTCTTTCTCTGCTTTAGTCATTAAAGCAAAAAGTCAGTATAGAATATTTTCTTATTCTCCGTTAGTTGCTTCTGACGCAGCTAAAGGAATCTTAGGTACATTGCTTATTGATGGTGGTATTAGTTGGGCTGAATTAAGAGGCATAAAAGTGTATGTCTCTGACAGCGACTATTTCAACAAAGATGAGCTTATTGTATTTGGCAATTCTACTGGATATGTGTATAGGTTAGAAAATTCTAACTCTTTTGATGGGGAAACAATTAAGGCTTCTTTTTACACTCCTTATTTACCCATTAATGATCCTAGAGTGAGAAAAACTTTTTACAAGCTTTTCACATATTTTGATGCTCAGGGAAGTGTGTCTACTTCTCTTAATTTAAAGCTTGACTTTGATGTTAGAGATAGCATACAACCAGAACTAATTTCATTAACAAATAGCTCTGGCGATGTAGCTATTTATGGTAGATCAACATCTATTTTTGGAGCCTCCATTTTTAATGGAAAGCTTCAAAACGTATTAGAGACACAAATTATTGGTAGTGGGTTTTCTGTATCGTTACAGTATGAAAGCGACGGAACCGATCCACCTTACATTTTTGACGCTGCAACAATTGAGTTTGCAACTCACGACAGACGTTAATTAAGGAATTAATATGGCTGGCTATATTAGACAAGACACAACTAATAATATTGCTGATGGTAATATTATTAATGCTTCAGACTTTGACAACGAATATAACGCTATTGAAGCAGCTTTCAATGCTTCTACTGGACACACCCACGATGGTACAGCTTCAGAAGGCGCACCAATTACAAAGGTAGGTCCGTCGCAGAACATCGTTGTTGGCACTTCCACCACTCTTCCCAAAACCAATAATACAATGGATTTGGGTAGCGCTACTTTTAAATTTAAAGATGTCTATGCTGCTGGAACAGCTTACATTGCTACATTAGATTTAACTAATGCTTTAGCTGTTGCTGATGGTGGTACAGGAGCAACGACACTTACGGGGTATGTTAAAGGCAGCGGTACAAGTGCTTTTACAGCCTCTTCTACAATTCCTGTGACTGATCTTACAGGAACACTTCCTGTTGCTAATGGAGGCACAGGAGCAACAACATTAACTGGCTATGTCAAAGGCAGTGGAACAAGTGCTTTTTCCGCTTCTTCTACAATTCCTGTAACTGACCTTAGCGGCACTCTTTCTGTTGCTGGTGGTGGCACAGGGGCAACAACATTAACTGGATATGTTAAAGGCAGCGGAACAAGTGCATTAACAGCCTCATCTACAGTGCCCGGTTCAGATATTAGTGGCACTGTTGCTGTAGTTAATGGTGGTACAGGGCAAACTTCGTACACTAATGGACAGCTTTTAATTGGTAACACTACAGGTAATACATTAACAAAAGCTACGTTAACTGCTGGTTCTAATGTTAGTATTACTAATGGAACTGGCTCTATTACCATTGCTGCCACTAGTGATGCAGTTTTAGCTAATAATAATGCTTTTACTGGTGCTAATACATTCTACAATAACACTGGTCAAACATTTGGCACAGCAACTTCTACACAAGATGGTATTGTTCTTTCTGGTAGAGCGGGTGGCAGTTCTTCTTATCGTGTAACACTCACTCCTACAACATTAACTGCTAATAGAACATTAACCTTACCTGATGCATCTACGACTGTTGTTGGAACAGACGTAACTCAAACGCTCACTAATAAAACTATTACAGCAGAAAAAGAAACAGCAGTGTCTTTGACAGGTACTGCTATTGATTTATCTACTGGAAATTACTTCTATAAAACAATTTCTGCTAACACTACATTCACTGTTAGTAATGTTCCTTCTTCTGGTACTGCTCAGGCTTTTGTATTAGAATTAACAAACGCTGGCGCATACACAATCACTTGGTTTGCCGGTTTAGAGTTTCCCGGAGGCACTGCTCCAGTATTAACAGCTTCTGGTAGAGATGTATTAGTGTTTTTTACTAGAGATGGTGGAACAGAGTGGTCTGGATTTGTTGTTGGTAAAGACGTAAAAGGTCCGTAATAAATGAGCGTTAAAGATCTTTTAATGGGGGCAGCAGGAAGTGCTTCTGTTGCTTATGTTGATGACGTATTCAGTACCTACCTGTACGATGGCACTGGCGCTACTCTGACTATCACTAACGGAATTGACCTGTCGAATCAAGGAGGGTTGGTGTGGATAAAACGTCGCAGTGGTACGGCTGATCATTTTTTATATGACACATTGCGAGGAACTACAGCAGATATAAACTCTAATACAACAGATTTATCCTCAACTGTTAGCGGAACTCTTACTGCGTTTAACAACAATGGATTTACTCTTGGTTTTAGTGCAAACGTAAACAGCAGTTCCCATGTTTTTACTTCATGGACATTCCGCAAAGCGCCTAAATTTTTTGATTTGGTTTCGTATACAGGCACAGGAGTAAATCGCGTTATTTCTCATAGTCTTGGTCAAGTACCGGGGATGATTGCTGTAAAGCGCACTGATATTTCTAGCGATTGGAAAATTTATCATCGAAGCTTAGCCAACACAGAATATTTAATTCTTAACTCACCAAACGTAAAAGCTACCGATACCACACTCTGGAATAGCACGACCGCCACAACAACCAATTTTAGTCTGGGCACTGATGCTACAGTCAATGCTAACGGCGGCACCTACGTCGCTTATCTATTCTCCCACGACACTGCAACAGATGGGTTGATTCAGTTTGGGTATTAAACAGGTAATGG